TTATACGCCCCCAAAAAGATTTTTGATACTATTGACTGACTTACTTTATACATTTCTGCTATTTTTATTTGTGTTAAAATGCCTTTTAGTTTTTTGATTTCCTCAACTTGTTCACATGTTAGCTTCGGTGGATTATTTTTCATAGAAGCTTCTTTTATTTTTCTGTTTGTTTAGTTAAGAAAGCAGCAAGCCACTCAACTGGATAATAATGAAGAAGAAAGGCGCACTGATAAGACAATACACTATAAGCAACGGCATGAGACTTATTAAAGCCATAGCCACTGAAGTATTCAAATGAGTCCCAAAGACCTTGTGCATCTTTTTTAGCGATTCCTTTTTCAATACATCCGTCAATAAACTTAGCGTGGATAGCATCTTTCTTTTCATGACCCTTACCTGTTCCTTTCTTTGTTAATAGTTTACGAAGTAGATTGCCTTCGTCTAGAGTCAAATCTTTACCAAGCTTATGAGCAAGCAAGGCGATTTGTTCTTGGAAAATCAAGAAGCCGAATGTTTCACCAACAACTTCTTTTACCAACGGATGAACATAACGAACAGAACTAGGATTATTCTTTGCCTCTACATATTCCTCATGCACGTTCGCAGCCAAAGGACCGGGACGATAAATAGAAGTAATAGCAGAGAGATCGATTACACTCATTGGCTTTGCTTTGGAACAAAATCGTTGTGCTCCTTTCTCTGCAAACTGGAAGATACCAGCCCACTTTCCTTGGTGAAATACATTCTTATAAACTTCTTGGTCATTTAGGTTCATCTTCTCAGGATGAAGATTCTCCTCATAGAAGTTTTTAATATCTTCAAACGTAGGATTTTCTATTCCCTTATGACGCTTTAGAATATGACGAATACAATCTTCAACCATACGCAACGAAGCAAGACCTAGAATATCAAACTTAATAAACCCAAGAGGCTCTAGATGGCGAACGTTTTGTCCCTCACTCCAAGGAGTTTGAATAACACCACCGCTATTAATCAAAGGCATCTGAGTATTAAGTTTATCTGCAATAACCACACCACCAGCATGACGAGACTGCGAGCGGATTTGACCATGCAAGCCTTCAACGTGATGCTTAATCTGTGGGTATTTATCAAAGAACTTTTGTAGAGTTGGTGAAAACTCCAATAGTTCTTCATAAGTCGGTGCATAAACACCGGACTTAATATTATTCTTCTTCTTAGCTAAGGGAGTAGCCTCTGCCAACATTTTGCTCGTTACATCATTTACTTCCTTAAAATCAACACCATATAGTTTGGAAATGTCCTTGATTAGAGAACGGAACTGTAGAGTATTATAGTTGGTAATCGGGACTACAGTATTCTCACCCCAATCAGAAATAAGTTTTTCCTTAATCTCCATTGGATCGGAAACGTCAAAGTCAATATCTGGATAATCAGACCCTACCTCATTTTTTATAATGAACTTTCCTGCATGGGTTTCGATTCCATAATCGATCGTTTTTACATAAAACGTCATTCCGCTAATTGTTTCTGTATAATCGACAAGCATGTTTATTTCTCCAAAATGATATTTATACTTTTTTTATAGTTTTTCGCTTCCAAGAACATTGTCTCATAAATTCCGTCTTTCTTCAAGCCATCATAAAAATCTTTCATATAAATTACATCTATGTTCTTTCCCTGTTCTCGAAGATATAATGCAGAAAGGATGTTCTTGTTATATTTTTCTTTATTTTTTGCTCCTTTGAGTTCTATATATTTGTCTTGCGCTGGAATATAAAAATCTGGAGTGTAAAACTTTTCTTTGCCGTCTATTATTGTTCTGAATGTATGTTTTTCATAATAATATATTATCTTATTTTTTATCAGATAACGGGCATAATCAGCCTCAAAAGAACTTTTAAAATATTGATCTAACGGTAAATCTTTACGGAAACCTGTTCTTCCATTAGTCGGAATGTGTTTAATACCTTTTGACTGAGCTTCAAACTGGCACGGGTCACTACAATATTTTCTTTTAAGTGAAAGAGAGTTCTTTGAGTAGAAGAACTTTTTACAGTTATGACATTCTATCATCGCTCCAGTTTTTTTTATGATGCGTTTGCTTGCACAAATATGAGAACAATATTTTTGTTCTTTCCCTCTTATTGTTGTCTCGATAAAATCGAATGGACTGCTACACACAAGACAGGTTTTCTGTGAGATTTTTTGTATACCATTTAAAGAAATGTTTTGACACTTTCTAGAGCAATAATTTTTTTCTTTGATTAAAGAAGGAAATAAAAACAATTCTTTTTTGCACATAACGCAAATAGTTTGAATTAAATTATTTTTCCCGTGTTTTGCTTTCCATTTTCTTTTACAAGCCTCGGAACAATATTTTCTATTTAAACAAGAAGTCCCGCCACTTCCTTTTTTTAATTCTATAAAAAATTTTTCATTGCATTCTACACATTCTTTTATCATAAGTTTTCTCCTTTTGGTAGTTTCTTATGATAAATAGTTATCGTAAATCAAAAAGCAACAACATCATCGCCTTTTTTCAAAGAAGCCGCCGTAACAAACATTAATTTACCATCGCGCATAATTTTTATAGAAGTTTCAGGTGTCAGGAAAAAAAGCGCATCTGATAAACAAATCTTGATAACTTCTTTCACTTTCTTGGTGTTGTTTAGTTCTTCTAAAAAAGCCTCTCCAACAACTGGTCCACGGCGAATAAAACGCTCAAACTGTAAACCATACTTAATAGGATCTACTTGAGTAATATCCAACACATAAGAGATAAGAGAGCCAGCCGCAGAACCACGACCAGCACCACAAAGCTGCATTTGTCGTGAAGTATCCGAGACTGCTTTCATAGTTAAGAAATACTTGGCAAAACCACGGTCTTTAATAACCATAAGTTCGTCTTTTAGACGAGCCACATAATCGGGCTTCTTATCAAGCCCATACTTCTTTAGACCCTTTAGCGATAGCTCAGTTAGAGCTTGAACGGCTGACTTTCCTTCTGGAACCACAAACTCTGGCAGACGCACGGTATTATCTGGATAAAAAGATTCAATACGGTCATGAGCAATATGATATGTGCGCTCAATAGATTGAAGCACCAAATCATCATCATATTCATGACCACATAGCTTGGAATACTTTTTATAAGATTCCCACATTTGGTCGCCGTTCTTTGGATATAGCTCGCTCTTTAGATCATCGCGTGACTGCGGAAGATCGCCAATATCATAATCAGGCTTACTATTAAGCCAGCCCAAACGCTTATAGATTTCACGATCCTTCCATGCGTCTGGATTAGGATAGTGAGAATCCGCAGTTGATACAAGCTTTAGGTTTGTTTTCTCTGCAACCTCAATAATATGCTTGTTGATTAAATGCTGGTCGGGCAAGTTATGCCATTGAAGCTCGCCATAGAAACGATCTCCAAAGATAGCTTGAAACCGATTAACAAGCTCAAGCATTGCATTTTGCACAGCATCATGCCCAGCATCTTTATTCTTCCAATAAGCCTTTGCAAGCACGCCGCCCATACAAGCGGAACTTACAATAATACCTTCATTATATTTTTCTAGAAGTTCAAAATCAACCCGAGGATAACGATAAAAGTTACCCGGCTTGAAAGACTCAGACACAATAGAAAATAGATTGTTCAAGCCTGTCTGGTTCATTGCCAGAAGGACTAGGTGCGCTCGACGATTAAGAAGGCTCTTTTCTACAGCCTTTGTTTCTTCTTCATTTTCGACAACAGTCCCCGACTCTTCATCGGAACCTTTAGCCTTCTTTTCTTCTTTGTGCTTTTCGTATTCCTCTTTCCAGTTAGAGACTGAATCAATAAAATACGATTCAATGCCAAAGATTGGCTTGAACTTCTTACCTTCAGCGTTCATCTGTTTCGCAGCCATTACACTATAAGAAAGAGAATTCATGTTGCCGTGGTCTGTAATAGCCATAGCATCTATACCATTCATATAAGCAAAATCAAAATGCTCTCTCGGATATCCAAGTCCATCAAAGACACTAAAAGTTGTGTGTCCATGCAATCCCACAAATTTAATTTTAGAAATTGTCTTTTCCACTATTCCTCTCTCCACATAATGTGGTGAACAATTGAATGTATTGTAGTAGGAGATACGCCAAAAAGCAAGCCAAGCTTCCTGTTAGAATATCCTTCTTTTTTCATTTTTCTAATTTCAGAAACTTTTTCCCAATCTAATTTTGCATTAATTAAATTTGCATTAGATGTTTTGCGGGATTGTTTTATTTTTTGTTTTGTTTCTTCAGTGTGTTTTTTGCCGAAGAAAGGATTATTTTCCCCTATTATATTTTCTGCTTGTTTTCTAAGAGATATATTATCATCTTTAGTAAGTCCTTCGTTCCAAGATTTTTTTCCTTTTAAAGAATTTGAAATTTTTTGTTTATGTTCTTCTGGCATTTTTACACCAGCATTCGGCGAAGCTCTGCCAAACATGGGGTTTTTTTCTCCCGAAACATCAAAATGATTTTTACTTATTTTTTCTTTTGCTTCTTCGCTGTGCTTACGTCCAAGTGTATTACCAGCGGTTTGGCAAATGTTGTATAAGCCTTTTTCTTGTTTGTGAGTTTTATAATAATTAATCCACGACTGTTCTCTTTCTAGTAAAAGAGTTTTGTCGCAATGTTCTAGTTCAATAAAAAGAAAATTTTCTTCTCCATACAAATTCCAAGATTTTTGTAAATGAAAATTTGCATGTTTATTTCTTCTCAAATCAAGCTTATGTTCTTGAAATCTTTTTTTTATATTGCTAGAACTTCCAACATAAATTTTTTCATTTAATAAATTTTTTATAATATAGATCCCGCTATTCATCATATGTAAGCTCCAATATAATAAATAGTTGAATGGACTATATTATCAATATTTTTAATCGCCTTCGACGACAGTTAGATTCATTTCGTATAGAATATTTTCCACTGTATGTTCCCCAACCTCGCCTAACTTTTGCTGAATAACGGCAAGAAAGTCATCGGTCTTTTCTTCCTTTTCTTTTTCTTCACATTGAACTTCTTTGCAGTTTTCAAAGAAATCCATAAAGAAACTTTGCTGAGAAGGGGTAAGCTGTTCAAATGCTTCTGGAAGTCCTAGACAATCCTTACCACGGAGCCAGACATAAGCCTCTTTCGTAAAAGCAAAAGTTGTATCATTCGTACTACTCATAATAAACTCCTATAAATCGTTAATCGAATAAGTTTGTTCTAGTTGTTCATCAGTATATTGAATCTCAGGCGAATCATACGTTCCGATTCTTGCAAGTTTATCTTTTACTTTAAAAATTGGCAGTTTTGGCATTCGTATCGACATTTTACTTTCTATAAAAGCTCGATAGCCATCCCAAGTTTCAATATTATGATATGCAGTAAGCTCTACTGCGTTGGTATCATCTATTATAACAGGTTTGAAAACTTCGTCAACTGTGAAGTTTCTTCCAGAGTATCGCTCTTCTATCGGAAGATAGATTTTGTTTTGAAACGAACCACCTTTTGTGATCACAGTTCCTTCTCTGAATACGTGAGAACGTATCTCACCCAACTCTTTTCTAGAAAAAGTAAAGCCTAAATATTCACCAGTCTTAAATGATTTATTTTCATGCGTAAGATGAAAGTTGTAGGTAGTATTTTTTACTTTGGGGCGACATTTCATTAATGCCCAAGGATTATAACAGCTTTGCACAAAAGAAACATAAAATCGGTCAGGCTTTAAATGTTGGCTTAGGGTTGAATAAACTTTTGTGGCATTTACAGCGCTATTAACTATTCCCCACGACATACTATCTCGTATGTTTAAATCAGCTACGTCCATTGGAACAAAATAGATTGGGATATATTCTTTCTTAATATACTTAATCTTATCAAAAGTATTATACATAACATACGGGTCAACAATGAAATCACCAACGCTTTGTCTAGCGTATGGTGCTTGATCGTAGTTACAAGAAATCCATATGCTTTTACAACCAGCAGCAGCACATTCAAGAACTGCTCTCTGTAAAGCATTTATTTTATTGCCAACTGGAATCAGATAATCTTTCCAAGGCATACCAAAATTATTTGGCATACGATGTAGGGATATACACCCAACAAGATTAAACGCTGAACTACTGCTTTTCTTGATTATGCTTTCCATCTAAAATGCTTTCATCACTTAAAGTTATTAATGTTATATTATCTTTTTTCAAGATTTGTTCTTCTAGAACTTCTTTTTTTATTGCTTTTTTACCGACAACCTTTACAAAATGTCTTGGATGATTAACCAATAATGTTCTAAGATACTTCTCTAAATAATTTTTGATATAGAAATCAATGTGTGTATCAAGATGTTCTTTATTTACTTTTGTTAGAGTAATCAAATCTGTATATTTTGTAAAGATACCACTTTCAATGATACCATTCTCTTGTTTTTGCAGATATTCATAATCATGTTTATAACAACGTGTCACGCTAAAGTCGCTGATAATGTCATAGCGATCAAGCGGTACTTCAAAATCTAATCCAATATTTTTAAACGAATAAAGATTTTTGTATCTATAGGTATGTATCCTAGACTTCTCAGATACAATCTTTATTAGATTTTGTTCTTTATCAATACGAAGACTTTGATGAGGTATTTCGCAGATTATCTTTCCAGTTATGGCAAGACGCATATAAAGGTTATAAAATAAATCAGCTTTATTCATACCAAAAGACACTTCGCCAGTAGGACTAACGAGTGTCTTTTCAGTATTTTTTATTTTTACGATTGATAGATCTCTACCTGCCTCATACATTTCAAAGGGTAGAGGCACTTCTAAATCTGTGATTACCAAACGATATCCGTTTAGATAAACAAAGATAAGACTAGATAGATTACCACCAATAACAATATTATCGTACCGATAGACATGATCTTTCATTTCTCTATTGGGAATAGTTCAGTAATAACCTTTGCGATTTCAGCAGCAACAAGCATATGCTCTTTTTGTGTGCCGGAACCCTCACCACGCACTTCTAAATAATGAATCCAAGATCGCAATGAGCCTTTCATATACATGCGAGACTTAGTTAAACCCTCTGGTAGAACTTTACGAGCAACTTCTTTAGCGATTCCACGGTCAATAGCCCATTTGTATGCGTCACCACAAACGCGCATTACTTCGCGTTGATAGATAAGCCATGCGTCTTTTATTTTATTATCTTCTTCAATCTCAACGCTGTTTTGTCGATTCTTTAGGTCTTGTAAGCGAGCTTCACTTTCTTCAAACATATCACCAAGAGACGATACGTCAGCATATCGCTGACTAAACTCTTGAAAACTAAATGAACGATGGCGAAGCATCTGGCGTGCAATGTCGCGAGTTGTTTCGATTTCCATTGTCACATCGACAAGTTCCAAAGGGGACCAGTGACGATGCTTCATTAGATATTTAATAAGTTTCTCAGACGTTGCTGAGTTCATTTGATTTGACGGATTAGATACACGGGCACAAAAAGCCACAAGGTCGATTGGAGTTTTAACGTCTGTATTCTCCAAGATACCTGCTGGCTTAGTATAAGATACCAAGCTGACTTTCATAAAACCTCTTATATGTTTGGTATTAGGGATGCATTGCGTACATGAGATTTACCAATATCAATAATTATTAAGTTATCATCATCTTCACGCAATACATTTGTTGTCTTTAGATCTGTAAACTTAATATCATGCTTGTTCAAAAAAGTCAAGCCTGAACATATTTGATCATAATAATCAAAAGATTTATTATCCAAAACCTCTAGCGCCCTTTCAACAGAACTTAAATCTTTTCCATATAAGCCAACAATGTGTGTCCAAGACATTATAACTGCTTGTTTTTCTTTTTCATTTAGATTCGCTAATTTTGTTAGCTCTTCAAGTTTTGGTAAATTATTTCCACCCTTAACTTGCATATCAAGCACAGAAGGATTTTCTTGTATAGCTGTGCGAAACTTATCTAAACACTCTTTAAAATTATCTGGCCAATTAAACTTAATAGATTCTTGTGAGTTGTGAATACTTTTAATAACTTCTTGTGCTTCTTTACTTGGATAAGACACTGAGGCATCTGGATCGCCAACTAGTTCATAAACAATGGCAAAACGTTGATGTGGCATTTCTGCAAACTGCTTACGACGAACTCCAACTTTATCTATTTTATAAACATGTGGGTGGGAAAGCCCAGCAATCTTTGCAGCAGCAACAGTCTCGGCATCGTCTGATGTAATCTTCAATACTTTATCACCAAACTGATATGCTGAACCCATTGTACCAGTTCCAAGGTAAAGGGGTTCACCTTGTAGATTCCCCCACTCCCTTAGAATATCAAGCTCTTCTGCTGAAAGAGGGAAACTTTTTATTTCCTCTTCAGTGAGTTGTGCCATTTCATTAAGCACAATACGATTATGTTTTTTAACTTCTTTATTCAAGAAAGCATTCCACTCTTTCAACAGTTTTTCCATTTTCATGTTTATAAATAGTTTCTATTATTCGTCACAACCACAAGTAGAATCATCTTCACGAAGCAAGAGGTGAAGTTGAGGACGTAACTCTTTCATAAACTCAAATAGTTTTGAAGCAACAGTCTTTGCTTCTTCAAGACTAGCTGTGCTCAGATCAAAGCTATTATAGTGGCG